GACATTCCAAAGTTCAGGATAATTCTGTGTCATCTCAATCTGGAACTGTCTAATCGGCGCAAAGCCCTTTTCTTCGTCACCATTCATACATTCATCAAGAGAACGAAGCTGTCCTCTATCAGCAGGTATCAAACTTGCGATATATGTCGCGATATCTACATCGATACCAAGACCTCTTGCGGCTGTCAAGACCGCAGACTTAGATTTTTCTGTACGATAGGTTGCTACATTTGCGACTCTATCTTCACCATAAACTTTACGGAAGTGTTGAAGTACCTGTTCACGGCGGCCGCCCTCAATGTCGGTATCGATATCAAGAACGGATTCACGCTTCGGGTTCAAGAATCTCCAAGGGAAACACTTTGTTGTTTCTCTCAAGTTGTTCATCTGAATAATATCTAAACAGTAGAGGAGAAGGAATCCTCCACCGGAACCACGGGAAGGACCGACGATTGTGCCTGCGTTCCAGCACTCGTCAATATTTTTCTGAAGATTTAAGAAGTATGCAGACCATCTTGCTTTGTTGACTTCCGAAGACTCCCAAGTACGCTGAAGGTTATCCTCAAGTTCTGCCATCGCTTCATCATTCTGAAGGTCAGGGTGAGACGCAATACCTTCGATAACTGCATCTACAAGATACTTATCGCTCTTATATTCTGACCTAATGAACTTTTCCAAAGTCGGCATCTTCTGTACCCAGAATGGATATTCATCAACATAGGTACCGACCTCGCGCCACATAAGCTCAGGAATCTTCAAAGGCTTCTTTAATGAGAAGTTCTCACAACTGTTTGCGATAAACTCAATGTTCTCATAAGCCTTTGAGACAATTTCTTCAAAGTTTTCTTTGAAGCTATACTTCATATATTCTTCAATCTCTTCTGTACCCATCATATATGTGGTAGCATAGAAGTCATCGACTTCTCTATCACCATTCTGGGCATTGAGATATGCTTTATGGATAGCTCTATCTTCTTTTTTGATGTAGTGGCTATCCGTTGTAATGATATAGCGCAAACTATATGTGTTTGCGAACTCTAAAAGCTTCCTGTTGACGACAATCTGGTCCTTATTTTTGCTCGGCTGCATTTCCAAAACAAAATTTTCTTTTCCAAAAATGTCTATCATACGCTCAATCCAAAGACCAAGCGTTTCATCAGGAGTTCCTCTCAAAATCTGTGTAGGGAGCGCGCCGCCTAAGCAGGCTGTACTTCCGATTACATGACCGGGATTTGTCGCAATAACATCAAACAAATCCTGATAGTAAGTCGGAACTCTGCGCATACCTCTTGTAACATAGCTTCTCTTCCACGCGCGAGTTGAGATTTCAAATAACTGCTTGGCACCGATCAGGTCCTTTGCAAGAAGTATGAAGTGGTAGTATCTATCTTTTTCTTTATTAAAGTTATCTGCATTGAGACCGTTACGACAAAGATAAATCTCATTACCCCTAATTACTTTGAGGTTAGGGTGTTTTGCCATCTCTGCTTCAATCTTCATCCAACCAGCAATAGTTTCGTGGTCTGTCAATGCATAAACGCTATGTCCGAGTTCCTCGGCATAGTTTAATGCGTCCCCTGTCTTGATAATACAATCTCTGAGACGCAGATTACTATATTCTGAGTGATTATGTAAGCTTCCGGGATATGTCATTCCTTTCTAAATCTCCATTCTACATATTCTCGCCATTCGTTATAAGTGCCACAACTTTCATCTATTAACTCGCCATCTTTTTCATATTGAATGTGCCATGACTGACCATAATCATCCATAAATATATTTATTAAGTGACCTTTATAGATGGTTGAGCCAATAAATACGAAATAACCATCTGGTATTGAGTCTTCAATAAATTTAATTTCGTCCATTTTCTTTTTCCTTTCATTTTCTATACATATATTATAACAGAATTTTGTAGAATTGTCAAGTTTGACTATCTCCCCATTGTTCAGCCATAGCTTCGGCAAATCCAGGGAATGTCTTACTGCGCTCCTTTGCGCGAGTTGCAGGTGGCAGATTTGCATACCAAGTTGGCATTGTGCATCCGCTCTTATACTTTGAACGCTCTGGCGGAGTAACTTCATTTGTCTTCTTCAATTTGGGAAGACCTTTCAGCCATAAACAAGTCCTCTTCTCGAAAGGGTCTCCGAAGAAGTAAGGTTGAACTATTTGGTCTGGCTTTCTCCATCTTGTACTTATTACACCGACAGGGTTTTCGATTGCAATTTTATCGCAATCTGCATTTGCGAAAGCCATAAAGAACTCAACGGCTTCTTCTCTTAATTTGATACGCTCGCGCGCCTTGTCGCCATACTTCTCCACATTGAACCAGCGGTTTCCTGTAACGGTAAGATATGTACAAGGTGGGTGGGCAATTATTAAATCCCACCTATTAATTTGATGTTCTTGTCCATCCATTGTTTTAAATACGATAGGTGGATATTTAGGAGGATATGATGTTAATATTACATCTTTCGGCGGACTTAAAATCGGAAGTACATCACCTAAAATGTGCCACTCGGGGTGGCCGCCACTAGGCTCTATAATATCACATGAGTAAGCTTCATGGCCACGCGCCCTGAACGCAGAACATACACGCTGGGACTCTTCACAAGCAACTAATACTTTCATATCAAAACTCCATTACGTTATCTTTTATAACTTCAATATCATCAATGATAAGCTGTGCACTGGTGCGGCCCATCCATGTATTCAAGTTAGCTCTACCAACGAAGTTCAAACAAACTTCACCATCTTCTTGGATTTGGTCGATAATATTCTTACACTTGAACATTACACAAGCAACTCCATTAAGAGTGAACTTAATACTATCCTGGCTCTTACCTTGGATTGTAATGTCTTTCTTGTTTAAATGAACTTGCTTCATAGAGATAACGGGTACAGGGTTATTTCCACCCCAAAGATTATCCCATCTTCCGATTTCAGTACAAAGTTCTTCGAAGTATTCGTCTGTTGGTCTTAAATCAAAGTTAATCTCATATGAGTTCTCATTAAATGTGTAACAAGAGCTCTTCTTATTAAACCAATCAACGAAATCGTCAAGGTGTTTTGTCTGAACAGCTACACCATGAGCGCTTGCATGACCAAAGACCCACTCAACATAAGGACATTCTTTATAAAACTCCTTTAGGTCTGAAATAGGACTTCCATTAGGGTTGCGCGCACTTCCTTTTGAAAGACCGTCATCGCCCGCGCGCAAGAATAAACAAGGCTTGTGGAACTCTCCCGATAACTTCATAGCAAGAAGTCCATTCAATTCACTTGTAAAATCATCTTCATCCGTAAGAGGAATTACGATAATATTATTATCTGTAAGTCCATTCTCTAAAATCTTTCCTCTAAAATTAATGAGATATTTATCAATAAGTCTTTGCTGGCGCGCCTTAACATTGGTAAGGACGCGGAGACCTTCTTCAAGAATTGAAACCTGTTCTCCTTTTGCACCACGCTTATGGGACTCTACAATTCTTTCGGGGTGGAGGAACATTTTATACATTAAAAGTTTTTCTTCAGGTTCGCCTGTTCTCATACAAGCATTGATAAGCGGCGCAACATAGAAAGCAACTGAAGTATAGTTTACAATATTCTGCATTGAGTAGGCTTGTTTGTCGCAGAAAGCCTTGAAAGTAGGATTAGTTATATGACTAAAGCCTTCCTCAAAAATCATGCGGTTCTCATATGAAAGAGGACTCATTACATCTGCGGCGCATCCAAGAGCTACAAGGTCGATATACTTCTCGGAGTATGAAGTTCCAAGGATTCTATCCATCATGCGGCAGGCCTGCCAGGTAACACCACAACCAGCCAATGATTTATTCTCATAGTTGGGAGAAGTCTGATTATCTACATAAATTGCGTGAGTTGAAAAACCGCCATTTTCATATTCGTGGTGGTCAAGTACAACGGTATCGATGCCGGCCTCGCCAAGTTTATCATGGAACTCTTTATCGTTAATACCAGCATCGGGTTCGATTACTATAGAGACCTTGGCATCAATAAACTTTTCCCAAGAATCTTCAAGTCCATGTTGCTTACCATCATGGAAAAAATACGTAATCTCTAGGTCCGGGTTTATCTCATGGAGATAACGATAGATAATCGTACTACTTGTAATACCATCTACATCCGAGTCAATTACAAGACCGATATGTTCATTTTCTTTTGCGGCCTTGATAATTCTGTTTGCGGCGGCTTCACAATTATCTAGTTTGCTCGGGTCTGCAATATTCTCCCAAGTCGGATGAAGGTATTCTTCGAGGCGACCGCTGTCGACACCTCTTGCGATTAAAAGGTTCTTTACCCAATCGCTCTTAAAATTCTCATTTACTAACTTTGTTTTCATTTTCCTTTACTTTACCTCAACTCTTCTTTCATAAAGTTTTAGGAATTTTTCCTCACCACAATCCGTAGGACTTGCTTTCATCGGAGTAATTCCTTCTCTATCATATATAAAACTCATTTTACAATAAGCTGTATATTTCTTACACATATTATATAGTTTATTAAAATATTTATCCGAACCTTTTTGTTCCTCTCTATCATAACAAACTACAATCTCACGAGGCGCGCAAGTCCTAATCAATAAATCGATTTGATATTTATTTAAGTTACTTCCGCAAGATGCCACCATACAATTCGGGAATGAGAAAGATTCAGCTTGCATTACTGACTTTTCGGCTTCGGCTATAAAAGCAATTCCCATTTCTCTTATATTCTCTTTGTTTATATTTAATCCATAAAGATTAAACATCAATGGGTGGCTATAACATTTACCTTCAATCCAGACGGGCGCATATTTACCAACCTGTTCTATTTCCTGTGGATTGAGCGCGCGCCCTCTAATTCCAACTAATCTGTCATCTACATCAAAATGAGGAATTATTATTTTATTCTGTGGAGTGGAAAACTTAATGTTAAACTTATCCATCGCCTCTTTCGTAATTGAGTCATTCAACCACTCGACAGGATAATACTTCGTATAAACATCCAAAAGCCCAGGCGGATAAGCCGGGAGAGTACGACGCACTTTTTGTGCAACATACTCATCACGTCGACTTTTATACGCTTGGGGATGGGTACTATCTAATACTGAACTATCTGAACAATTTAATACTACTTGGTAGATATCGTTATACCAGTTATACTCAATCTGCCTTGTATCATAATAGTGATGGAGCAACTTAAAGATGGACATTGCGCCGTCCTCTGTATAACAGTAGAACATATGACTATCTTTATAGTAGTAGAGCTTGTAAGATGCTTCATCTGCGTCTACATTATGGCAAACAGTTTTGCAAAGAATATAATCCTGCTTGTTGATAGGCTGCGCGCCAAGTCGTTCCATAAGTCGGAAGACATCTTCGTCTTTAAGTTGTTCGATTATTTCTTTATAATCTATCACGATTTATTCCTTTCATCTGGTGTCATCAATTCACGGTCAGAGATTTCTTTATCAATCATTTTTCTTAATCTAATTAAATCATTTAATGAAAAGTCAATTACATCAATATCTGCCGTAATAAATATAACCGCTTCATTCGGGTCAACTTGTTTAAATTTTTCACGCAAGTTTTCTATATCTTCATAATCATAATAGGTTGGGACTTTGACTATTTTCATTTTTTACCTCATTCAAGACTATTTATAATTTTCAACTGCTCTATCAACTCGCTCATATTTTCCTTGTCCCAGCAGTCTTGATACTTAAATTCAGTTCCAACTGGTACAACTTCTAATCTCGCATTTGTCGCAAACAAATCTTTTTTTCTCAAATTTCCAAGATTTACATCGCTCCAAATCTTCAACTGATTCCATTCACCACTTCTAACTTTATATACATCAGTTACGATAGTAGGTTCAAATGTAATCCCACCTTCAGAACGGAAGAACTCAAGCTCTTCCTTAGTCGGTCTCGACATAATTACACCAATATCAGCCTTATTGATTACAGAGCGGCTGCCTGCAAGAGACGCTTCATTTTTAATATTACTATTATCATCACCTTTTGCATTTAACTGAGTTGAACTCATCATAAAGATATTCAACTCCACCGCCAAGTCCTTCAATGCTGTTGAGAAGTTCAACAGAACCTCATCATTTCTCAAGTTAAATCCCTTAAACTCATTCAACAACGAAGGGCTAATATGAATATAGTCATAAAACACATACTCAATATCATGTAACATTACATTTTCTCTAACTATTGTCTTGACAAGTTCAATAGTTGGATTTGGCATACGTACGATATGTAAGTTTTCCTGGAACTGCTCCATTACCCATAATGCCTGCTTGATGATACGAGTTTCTTCTTCTGTGAATCCACCATATCTAAACTTAGTTTCATTAAATCCAGTTAAGTACGCAAGCACCATGCGCTGAATTTCTTTCGGAGTCTGCTCTGTTGTAATAATGAGTACATGCTTTGAGCTACCCTCTTGAACCCATTCGCGCTTTTCCTCACTATATCTAAAAGGGAAAGCCAAATAACAAGCATCTCCTACTGCCTGACGAGTCTTGGATACACCAGAACCGCCCGACCTCAATACAAAAATTCCTTTGCGGGCGCCTGCGCAGACTTCGTTAAAGATTTCACCTTGAAGTGGAACACCTACATCTGCCTGACTATTTGCATCATCGATAATAGACTGGATATCTTCAAATACATTTATTGTTTCTGTTGTATCATTCTGAATGAAGTTGCGCTCGACTCCAAGAATTTTCTTCTTAATCGCATCAACAATATCGTTAATCTCAAGTTCTTCAAACTTTTTATTAACTTCTATCGCTTCGGGAGTCAAAGCATCCTCAATATAAAATTCGCGAATGTCAATTCCTTTATCCTTAAAAGAATTGAGGAGATTAAACTTCTTTAATTTCTTATAATAATATGGAAAATTCTCTTCCGCAGCCAAATAATCTGCATCCTGGAGATACTCAATTCCTTTCTGCTGCTTAAAAATAATTGACGCAGTTTCATTTGTGTTCAAATAATTTTCTACATCAATCGGCTGGATTCGAGTAGCTCCATTACGATACAGACTATCTATTGCTACGAAGATATACTTATCAAATTTATAATAAAAGTCGTCAGGAGTAAGGTTATATTTATCTGTCTCGCTCAAATACTGAGGATGTTTCATAAGCGCGCCAAAGATTTGGATAACCGTGCTTTTTTCAACCATCATTATTCTCCTTCGATATTATCCAAAGACCATTTTGTCTTCGGTTTATTTTCTTTTGTCGACTTTTGTATCAATCTTACAGGGCGCATCTCTCTCTGCTTAATCTGCTCAACTATTGCTTCAAGAGTTCCTGTTCTTCTATTTTCTAAATCTACCCAATACTGCGCTGAGTCGTTATAAATATTCGGTACAATACCAATACCACCCTGAGCCTTACTTGCATCGCCTTTTAATATATCATAATAATAACGAACTGCAAAGTAAATCCCTTTGGGTGTCATTTTTCTTTCAGGTTTCGTGAAATTTTTCCACTGATTATCTATTTTAGAGAAATCCATATTCATTTTAATATCTCGATAGAGATAATCTATCATGGATTCACGCCAAAATTCTTCATCAGTTACATCAGACCTTATTGTCTGTTTATCTTTTACCCATCCATTATAACAAGAGGTATGATAATAACTACGCTTACCAATAAGAGTCCAGTCCGCGCGCGGAATCTTATCAGTATCAAACTGTTCTTTGCACAGACGGCATTTTACTATATGAGTCATAGTTTCTCCTTTCTATGCTTATTTTTTCTTACTTATATTATACACAAAATTTCTAAAAAAATCAAATTTAAAATAGAGGAGTATAGAAAACTCCATACTCCTCTATCGTATATGTTAACGTCCCGCGACGGACGATTTTACATTTCGCGCATTTCGGAAACTACCAAAGCCAACAAGTCAACCTGGTCTTCCGTAAATTCGGAAAGCTTCATTTTGTGTCCCATAATGATTTCTACCTTTTTCAAGATAGCATTAGCAACTTCTTCGTTAGCAGTTTCGCCGCTGCCAACAAGTTTAGTCCACAGTTCTCTAGCCTCATTCATAAGGTCGGTAAAGTTAACCTTTTCCTCAGAAGCTCTTTCGATTTTATCTACAACAGTAGCGCCATTAGCCTCTTCTGCTTCGATAGCTCTAGCAAGAGCATCTACGAACTCCTTATAGCCGAATTTAATCTTAGGCTCAAGATATCTAAAGCGGCTGCCTGCCTGGACCGTCTGGGTCGCGCGCGTCTGAATCCAACGCTCACTTTCACCCTTCTCATTCCAGGTCTGAGTAATAACGCCGATAATATCTACAAGACCATTAACAATCTTAAGACATCTATTGTTAAGGTCCGGCTTATAGCTAATTATATTACCATCATCATCAGAGCTTTCCTTGAGATGGCAAGTCATAATCAAACCATAACCGAGCATAGTAATCTTACGGAGCGAACTTTCAAATTCCTTTGAGAGTGCCGCATAGCCACCGCCGTAGGGGATATCTCCGATTTTCTGGACGCCGTTCTGCGCGCAGATATATTTTTCGCAAATATCATATGCAATACCAACGGTATCAATACATACAGTAGCGAACTTAGCCTTTACCTCAGGTTTTTCTAACTGACGCAAAACAAGCTTAAAGTCTGCCCATTTCTCAATCGGCTGTACCATAGCGCCAGGACGGGCATTAGTACCCATCTCGAACGCAAGAATCAATGCATCAGGCGCCATGGAACAGAATTCTGTCTTACCGATTTTAGGCTGACCTGCAAGGAGAATATACTTCTCCCTGAGGTCTTTAGAAATGACGCTCGGCTGAAGGGATAACAAATCAATAGCCATTAGTCATTTCCTCCTATTAGAATCCGAGGTCAAGCTTACCTTTCGTAGAGTTCTGAGCGGGAGCCTGCTTTGTAGTAGACTTAGCGCCAGACTTCATTTCTTCAAGTCTAGCATCACGAGCTGCGAGGCCTGCTTTGATTTCGTCAATGTCAAATGCGAAGTCACCGTCGAGGGGAGCCTGAGAACCACCAGTAATGACAAACTCAGAAACATTAATAGTGCGTACAGTCTCCTGAGCCTCACCGAAATCTACTTCCTGCTTGATTGTCTCAGTGCGAGAAGTAAAATTCAAACGACCACTTGCCTTGAAGCACTGACCTTCCTCCCAGTAGTTCTCAACAGCGTCGATAACGCCATTAGAAGTTGCATAAAGCGGAACTACATCTACATTCATAGCACTTGCACTAGGTGAAGTGTACTGAGGTACGATTACCTGTACAAGAAGCTTAGCGGGATCAACTTCAACTCCGTCAGCATCTGCAACACGAGCCTTCTTTGCGACCATGAACTCGAGGTTGAAAGTAGCCTCAGGCTTAAAGTCACCGATTGCGCGAGATACAAATGAAGCATGAACGCGAGGAGAAGAAACAATCTGACCGTTCTTTCCAACAAACTCGTTCATACGAATGTTACCATTTGTAATACGAATCTTATCAGCGGTATTAGCATCGCCGGTCGCCGCGATTGACTTGAATTCCTTATATACAGTCTCAATCGATGTGTAAGAGGGGTTTATTTTGCCTGCCTTTGTATACTTAGTAGAAAACATGTATACGGGGATATCAAGCTGCATAGTCTCGCCATTAATGACCTGATCTACGCGGACCTTAATGCTACCACCAATGTCCTCTACTGTCTGACCATTTCTTTCAAATGAACCATACTTTAAATCGATTTCTGAAAGGATGCCTTCAATTTTTACTTTGTTTTCTGCCTGTCTAAACATTTCTTTTTCTCCTATTTTTTTGATGGTTTCTTTTTGTTGTAAAAGGGTACTAGCCTAAGCTAGTACCCGCTTACTATTGATTGAGTAAAAATTACTCAGCGTCCTCGGGCTGAACGAAGTTCTGACCTTCCTCTGTGAGGTTAACGATAGTAATCTTCTTACCATCCTCAGTCTTTCCGCCATCCTCGCGAACTGCGAAACCATGCTTAACAAGAGAATTAACGCAACCTGTAACGGAAGCAATCTTCTCGAGACCAAGACCTTCCATAATATCAGAAGTCTTAGCTGAACCGCCCTGATCCTTGATGTAGTTGAATACTGCAAGTGTCTTCTCTGCCAACTTAATCTGTTCTGCCATAAAAATTTTCTCCTTGTCCGCCGTTTAATTTCCTTTTATTTTATTTTTGTTTATTTGAGTTAGGCGGCTAACTCTTAAAAGTTATCTCTAACTTTTATACTATTATTATAACTGAAATTTCAGAAAGTTTCAAATTTTATTTTTTCTCTTTTCTGGCGAAGGTGCCTTTCAACTTAACTTATATATAGTATATCCGAAATTTCAAAAAATTTCAAATTTTGGTAGTGTATTATGTTAATTCGTATTCGCTGCCTTCAATAGGTAAAATTTTATTTGTTTCAACAGCGAGAATATCCGCCCAATTTGTTGCACTTTGATAACTAGAAATCAAATCTTGTGGAACATAAAGAGTTCCACCAGAACGACCTTCCATCCATGGCGTATAATAATTTAAGGCGTAAACGTGTTCCAACGTGCAAACTTGATTCGTCCTTATAATCAATGTTTTAAAATTAGTACACGCCCAAAATGCTGATTGCCCTATAAATGTCGCCGCGCCAAAATCAGCCAACTGTATTTTTGTATCATCTTGACAAAAATTTGCAGGGACAAGACCTAGTTTTGGAAAATTGACGGACCTTAATTCTTTGCAACCTTGACAACAGCCTTGTCCCGCACTCGTAACATTTGGCATTGTTATTTTTGTTATTAAAGGCAAACCACTAAGAGCATAATTTCCCAATGTTTCTGCACTTGGCAATGAAATACTTGCTAATTTTGCGCAATTACTAAAACCACTGCTTCCAATATTTAATGCGTTCGTTAAATTTACCGTTTCTAATGATGGTACAGCATTAAACATTGATTGAGCTACATCCGTTATTGCGTCTGATGTTAAATCAACGACGGTTTTACTAACAACTTTATTTAACAGTTCAGCAGCACCGCCATCTCTACCAAAAATCAAACTTCCAACAAAAGCATCATTCATATTCATAAGGCGTCACCACTCTAACCACTGGTCATTTTCTGCATCATACATATAAACTTTTTTAGTATCCATCTCTATAAACTTAGAACCATTAGGAACTTGAGTTTCCGAATTTGCAAGATTGGGTTTTGTATCAGTAGAAAGACCATAAAGAGTTACGGTAGGAATATTGCTTGCACTACCAATGTCATTAAATGTTATCATCTATCATTACCTCCATGATTTGTTAGGAATAAACTCCTTCAAATAAAAGTGGAAAGTTTTAAAGTTTCATACATGGATTAGATGTAATTAGAAAGTTTTATTACATAGTCATTATTAGAAAGCTTAATCGACTTGACCCCTTGAGTGCCACGACCAAGAAGAGGAATATCTGAAAGTTTAAGACGGATTTGCGCTTTGGAGGAGTTCACGAGTACGTCCTGATCTCCATTGAGAGAAAGAATACTACACAAACAATCTGTATTCTGAATACGAACTCCTTTAGTCGCGCGCCCTGTAACCCTAAACTCATCAATAGAGGTGCGCTTAATATATCCATCTTCAGCAACAGTCATAAGCTCTTTGGTTGTATCTCTTATAATAACGGCTCCTACTACACTATCACCATCATTGAGCTTCATTCCGGTAACTCCACGTGTAGTACGTCCGATTGCATTAATATCTGTTGTAGTAATCATTATGAACTGGCCGGCACGAGATGCAATACCAATCTTTTCCTTATTCAAGAAAAGAACAGATACTATCTCATCACCTTTATCAAGTTTGATAGCAGTTGCACCTACATTTCTCTTTAAGTTGTATTCTGAAAGCGAAGACTTCTTCAAGACACCGTTTTTTGTAATGAATATAATATACTCCTTGGTATTCTGTTTGGACATGACTGCGGCCGCCACAACTTTTTCATACGGTTGAATACTAATAAAGTTTGAGAGATACTGCTTTTCATTTACTACGAACTCACCCATCTTTGAGTGATAGAAGTTACCATGAGAAGTAAAGAAAAGAATTGTGTCTGTGTTCTCTCCAACGAGATTATCGACTATGTATTCTCCTTCATCGAGTTTGAACTTCGAACCCGCGCCATTACGCTTTTGCGAATAAAGAGTCGACGTTTCAGATACAAAGATTGCACCATTATTTGTAAAGGAGATTGAGAGTTGTTTCTTTTCAATGGGTTCGTTATCATTTCCTTCTGCTAACTGAACTATCTTAGTTCTTCTCTCGTCTCCAAATTTCTTTGCTACCTCTCTCCAACCATTCTTTAATTCATTATTAAAAAGTTCTTCATTATTTAAGATTTCATTAAGGCGACTTGCTTCTTTAAGTAACGTCTCGCGCTCATTCTCTAACTTTTTGACTTCGAGATGAGCTAAGCGGCTAAGTTTCATATCGAGAACTGCTTTAGCCTGAACTTCATCAAGTAAAAACTTTTTCTGCAATTCTGATGAGGCTGCCGCAGTAGACGCAGAAGATTTAATTGTCTGAACTACCTCTTCAATGCGGGCGAGACAAATTAAAAGACCATCAATTATATGAATACGATTTTCAATTTTCTTGAGGTCATATTCAAATCCTCTACGATACACAACCTTTTCATGGTCAATATGCGCCTGAAGCATTTCTTTCCAGGTAAATACCTTAGGAAATCTACCCATATCAAGCATTGTAAAGTTAATACCAAAATATGACTGGAGTGAAGTATTCTTAAAAAGATATTTCAAAATCTTATCAGGATTTGCTTTCTTTGTTAGATAAATCTTTATAAGAGTTTTTGTACCCTTACCGGTGAGGTCATTGAATCTTTCAATTCCAGGGTTATCCTCACCATTAACAATTTCTTCAAGCTGACCGCAAATAGTTTCTGTATAAACTCCATAAGGAATTTCGGTAACTACAAAGCATCTATCTTTCTGGTCGAATTCAACAACACTTCTTAACTTACAAGCAAAGCCTTCTCCCTTCTTCATGGATTGCTTTACTTCATTTTCATTATATAAGATTGCGCCTGTCGCAAAGTCTGGGGCGCAGTAGATTTCCTCGAAATCACAATCGGGGTGGTCAATCAGATGGATAAGAGCATTATTCACGTCCTTTATATTATACTGAGGTACAGATGAGGCCATACCTACACCAATACCACAAGTACCATTTACAAGATTATAGAAGCCTTTTGAGGGAAGAACTGTGGGGTACTTCTCTGTATCATCATAGTTATCTCTCCACTCGTCCCACTCATTTATTACGTTCTTATCAATATCCTCAAAAAGTCTTGAGGAAAATTCACTTAAACGAATACCTGTATAACGAGGCGCCGCCCAGTCACCAGACTTCAAAAGGTCTCCGCCATTACCCTCAATTTCTGTGAGAGGATAACGCATACAGAAAGGCTGGCCAGCACGCATCATGACACCTTCACCAGAAGAGTCGCCATGGATATATAAGCGCGCCATAGAACCGATTGCCTTTAATGTACCTTTAAAGGGTTTGTTAGGTAAAAACTTATCTGTGTAAAGACAATAAAAAATCTGACGAGCAGATGGCTTTACAAAGTCCCGGACATCAACAAGGGCGCGGCTCTGAAGAACCGCTCCCGCATATTGAGTCATAGATTGTTCGATTATTTCTTTAAGACTTGCCATTTATTTTCTCCAACCTTTTTTAGAAAAATTATAACTTAATTTTCTTTGTTATTCAAGTTTTCACAAGTTATCTGATATTTATTAGGTTCAGTTGGCGGGTCTGAATATATTACTGGATTATACGGATACGTCGGATAGACTTGTGGCATAATAGGTGCATTATATCCTTTTGGTTCTCCCAATGCTACGATAGCTGTAACCGCAGTTTCAATTATTTCTTCCTTTACTTGAAAGAAACAACACTTTAATATTGACCTTATGTTTTCTTCGTATGTCATTCTCTTACCTCCGAGAAATCTACTTTATTCATAATAAAATCTTTTCTTGGACCAACATCCTCACCCATCAAGTCATAGAGTAATTCCATAGCTTCTGGGTTCCACTCAAGTTTCTCCATTCTCTGATATTCAGGAGTAAACATGGACTCGTGCGCGATGTCAGAACTTAACTTACCGAGTCCTTTTGCACGGGTTACAGTACCTTTAACTTTACCACGAACTTTATTAAACTCTTCATCATTAAAGTAGTAGCTGTGTTTCTTGTTGTTTTCTACAATATAGAGCGGAGACCTTAACCAATAAAGACGACCTTCTTTGATGAAGTCGGGCGCAAGGTAAGCAAAAGCAGCCATTATCAATAAACCGATATGATAACCGTCGGAGTCGGCATCCGTACAAATTGCAACTTTTCCATATCTTAATTTTGCAGAGTTATAGTGTCCCGCAGTTATATTCAACGCGCTCATTAAAAGTTTAATCTCTTCATTATCAAATATTTTATCTGCATCATTAGAAAGACAGTTAATAATTTTACCTCTGATTGCAAGAAGTCCATATTTTGTATAATCGCGCGCCTGGGCCATAGCACCAAGAGCACTATCTCCTTCACAGATTAAGAGGGTGGAGTCCTGTCCAAGAAACTCTGCGTCTTTCAACTTATCAGATGCAAAAACCTTCTTTTTCTGATTTCTTTCAACCTCTTTATTTGCATTAAGAACTCTTTGACGCTCTCTTTCTGCCGCTGCCTCTGCTTTTGCGGCAGTCTTCATAATACCTACTATGGTATCAAACTCATTTGTGTACTTCGCCTTCATCTGCTTTAATGCATCAGAGAAAGCATTAGACGCTAATGTACGAAGATTTGCATTATTTATTTTTGATTTTGTCTGATTTGCAAATGAAGGCTGGGATACACTACAATTTATTACATAGAATAAACCGTCACGGATACTATCGCCATCAAAGCTCTGTCCTGATAGAGAATTAAAAGTACGAGTAAGCGCGCCTTTTGCGCCCGTGACAGGAGTTCCGCCTTCAGGACAGCGGAGACCATTTACAAAGACGTAACCTTCTTCTTTGCCATCACCCCACTGGAACGCAATCTCAACCTTATCACCATTATCATCTACTACTGTATTAGTAATAATATGTTGATGGAGAGGTTTTTTATTATTTTCTTTTACGAAATCTACGATACCATTTTTTGCACAGAAAGTTTTCTTTTCTTTTCCACAAGAAATAGTAAAAGTAATTCCACTATAAAGATAGGATATATCTTTTATATCATTACAAATTTTTTCATAAGAATAACCGATTTCACCATTCTTGAATACTTCGGGGTCTGGGGTGAAAGCAACTCTAGTTCCTATTTCATATTTTGCGCCAGTATCTTCCCATTCTTTTTTTGTGTGTTCAGAATAAGTCTGAAGTTCTCCTTTGTGCCACCAAGCCTCTGCGACTTTATCATCTCTCATTGAGATGACTTTAAAATCTAAAGAGCTCAGACAAACACACTTAGCGCCGATACCATTAAGACCTGATGCATTTTTATACACGCCAGTCTCAAACTTACCACCTGTGTGGGACTTGGAATAGATAGAAACAAGTACATTTTCTCCGTCCTCACGCGTACCAAAAGGAACACCTCTACCATAATCTCTTACTGAAATAGTATTAGTGTCCTTATAAAGTGTAATTTCAATTTTATTTCCGTACCCAGCGAGGGCTTCATCGGTTGAATTGTTAATAATTTCTTTGAGAGCCTGATATGTACCTTCGAGGTCATCGGAGCCGAGATACATCTGTATACGCTCACGCACTCCTTCCCTAAATGAAAGTGATTTTATATCTTCAATTCCATATTCACTCATTCAATTTTTCTCCATTCTATCAAATCTATACATTTATTATAACAAAAATTCCCCGAAAAATCAAATTTCTCGGGGAGTTATATCAATTTTTTATTAGTTTACTTAATCCACTTCTTAATGGTTTCATTGAAAGAGCCTCTGTTACCAAGAGTTTTCTTCATATAACAAAGCGCGATTGCCTTTTCCTTATCGAAGGTGTCTCCCTTTTGGCAACGAACAAGTGTCTTAGTTCCGTCTTTCCAGATGGCAATAGTTACATCTCCATTGAAGATAACTCTATCCAATCCATCATCCGGGCGCGCAGTACCATTAACTAAATTAGCTGAAGTAATTGTTCTAAGAAGATTTGTATTAGGGTTAACAGGTACATAACGAACAACCTCTACTGGATTATCATAAGCGGTTATTCTATCTGCGACAATATTGTATTTATCACCAATTCTTAAATCAAGATTAGTAAAATACCAATATTCCTTACCTACACCATTAAATTTTACTGCTACAACTTTCATTTTTATTTTTCCTTTCATTTTATTTAATTTTCTATTGGTACAAACTTACCATTTATATTTTCCGCACATTTATCACAAAGTGGACTAATCCAACCCGTACTCATCTTTGTTGCCGGAGCGCCGCAGATGCAGCAGGTCTTGTATGAGAGGTTTTCGTATTTACGGATTAAAGCGCAATACTCTTCATAAATGGCGACCGGCACGCCGCAATCATACCATCTAAGTCCACCATATTTTTCTTTTACTTGACAGAGTTTATATCCATCAACAAAGTTTACCTTTTCAAGAAGTGGTTTGAGTTCTGCGCAGAGGTCTTCACAAAGTTTTGCCCAACCACTGGGCGCGCAGTCGATGAAGGTATAGATTTTTTCTTCTTCTAAATCGAAGTAAACTACTTCTTCTTTTTCTTCCATTTGAAGCCAAGGATATTCCATTAACAGCCATCTCTTATGGTCATTTGAATCAATAGGTGCGTTCTTCAAATCTTCAACCCAATCTTTGTATTCGTTAGACATTTTTTAACTCCTTTCATATACTCTACTAAATTTAATAACTCTCCATACTCATTCCAGTCATCGAGGATATCTCCGCGCGGGTTAATGATTACATCATTAATTTCGATGAGGTCGCCGCTAGGAATTTTGGAATAGCACATTGTTCTGTGAAATTTTATTAACGGCTTTTTAGAAATCTCACAATCCCATCTGAAAGAAGTGAAGTGGAACTTACAGTCGTTAACATCTACTCCTAATCCCTTCAAGAGATTATCAAGTCTTTTATTTTCATAACAATTATATAGATTATCGTATCCGACACCGATATAGTTGTCCCTAAACTGAATTCCTGTAACATTCTTAAAATCTTTGAAACGATTTATTAGCTTATCGGCATATAAGGCTTCTTTTTCTGTATAAAGTACACAGTTAATGCGCACAGGGATTTCAAGAAGTCTTATAAGTTCATCATCACATTCCTTTACATATTTATTAATATGACGAGAAATATTAATACAAGTAATTGTATCTTTAAATTTATTTATTCTATCAATATCTTCTCTTTTAGTAGGTAGGGTTGTATTGATAAATAATTTATGTTTAGAACCAAATAAGTTTAATCCTTTAATAGTTAAAACTATTCTCTCAAACTTATCCAAGTCAGCTAAAGGTTCTCCACCAGTAATTACAAAATCACAATTAGGAGTAATCTTATTCATTATTGTAATAGAATTTATTACTTCTTCTAAATCGAAGTTAGGATTTTCTTTATATTCCTTTTTATTTACACAAAACGGACAATTATTGCCACAATCATACGGCGCAAATATTGTAACCGTTGCTCCATTTTTTGGTACTTTGTACATACATCATTTTCCTTTCTCTTTTACTAAATATAGTATAACGGAAATTTAAGGAAAAGTCAACTCCCTATTATTTAATATTTTTTCAAGAACTAATTCATTAAAATTTTTATAAAATTTAATAGTAATTTTATAATTGTCTAAGGCATTTTGTCTTTGGATATTCCAAGCCCTACCAACAGCAGGCTCTCCATTATCTTTTAATGGATAATTATTTGGCGTTTCATAATCTTCGGCTGGATATAAATTTTTTGACTTACGCATTACTATATTTATATAGTCTGTTGTTTTTACTTCTTTAATTGTTCTTTTTAAAGCGTTACCAGCACCCTTAAGAAAAACAGAAAAAGGGACATTAATATCTTCCAGTAGTAAAACATGAATTGCATTAGCTTTTGTGCTACTCATTTCATTACCCACACTCTCCCAGTCATCAAATAAAAGATTTGCGATAGACTCAAACACGTAAGTATAAACCCATTCCCTTATTCGTCCATAGTCTTTCGCAAGAACGGCGCCATCTATAGTATTTGCAATAATTATTATAAAACGATTTATATCTAAATAATCACAGACACTTTGTGCTTTTGGAAGGTCTCTAAGGTCCCCAATAGGAATACTTGAACCATTTTTAAAACCACCATATTCAGAAATACTATTAAAGCTATACATCTTTGCGTTTTTAAAAACGACAAAACCGTCTGTTAGTTTTGAAAGATGTTTATTCCAATATTCCATCATAACTTTGTGAGTTTCTATTAAACTACCACTAGTTTTATCTAACTTGTCAGACATTTTTGTTAAATAATCTAAAATTTCTTTCTTGTTAATTTCTACAGTAGTAACCGCAGTTATAGTATCAATTTTAGATTTATTTGATTTTACATTCGCGCCAAAATTACTAACATCAATTCTTTCAGGAATATTATCTTGCATAGAGGTTACTGTTTCATGTATTAAACCACCCACATTTGTTTCTCGACCATTTATTTTTGTTTCTATTTTTAATGCCCTTTTAGACTTAAATCTAGCTGTATCTACACCACCTGTTACATAATTTTCAGTAATTTTCCCAGCAAGTCCTTTAAGGGTGTCTTTACTAATAATACCCTTTAAGTTAGGCATTACCATTTCTCTTATTATTTCATTGTTATTAAAAAGTTCTAATAAATCACGATAAATTTTTTGTTGATTTTCACTAGTACCGGTACCATATTGGTCTATCTCAATACCTTTTTTATTTGTATATTTTAACATTTCTTTAAAACCTTTTTCAACACTTTCATCATAAATTCTCATTACTTCATTTTCTATCATTTTGCCTACATTTTGATTTGTTTTCTCCCATTCAATAAATAAAGAAGGAAGCTTTTTTTCAATAAAATAATTTAATTTTGTCTTAAAAACTTCAATAAATTTATCGGCATACATATTAGCTTTAGCTGGACCCCATTTTTTTTGATTATCATTAATAGCAACAGTAAGTCTATCAAGGGTTTCTTTAAATTGATCTCTACCTTTAAGAGCAATATTAAATTGATTTATAAGTTCAATTTCTGTTTTTGCATCACATTCTTTTCCAAAAACTTTTGAAATTAAAGCCTTTTCCTTAACTTCCTCTTTTTCACCAAGGTCTATTAAAAAATCTCCAACGGCATCATATTGTTCTTTCGTTGGGCGTGATGGAAGTGCATCTAACCAATTTTCAACTTTTGACCATTGTTCGTTTCTAGTTCTTTCCCAATGTTCACTATGACTCTTGCGAGTATAAACAACATACCCTGCTTTTATGCCATTTCCGTTTATTCTATCTTCGCCATGTGGCATATTTGGATTAGCCATACTATCCCTCCATAAAATAAATCTGGCGCACTCGGCGCCAGACCTTAATTCAACTTATCTGCAAGACTAGCGACTGGAGAACGCTCTGATTTTGGCATATGCACATATCCAAATAGCGGCTCATCCTGCAATCTCTCTATCATAATTTCAAGACCTTGAGACTTCTCAAAAGAAATTCTATCTCTCTGTTTCAAGTCTCCGTCCATCCACAACTGAGAGCCTTCATCAATACGCCCCATAATTAATTGGATATGTTCCTTCGTTAAATTTTCAGACTCCATTGAATAGAGTATTGAATTTTTTATCGAGCGGCCGCGCAGAAAACCTAATGGTATAACTTCAAGCTTTCCGGCTTCAACTAATTGACATATTCCTTCCATGCCGCCGCAATGGTCGGCGAATGGTGCGAGATAAGGAGACATTTTATCATCAGCTGTTCCAGGCAAAGCACCAAGATTATCAGTATCTTTAACCTGAACGTTATTACGAATAAAGATAATTCGTTCAAATTTTCCTTTCTCTACTGCTTCGAGGGCGGCGGTGATACAAGCCATTGATTTGCCGCTACCCCAAGTTCCAGTCAATAACTTAATGGCAATATCATCATTTTTCAAGAGGTCGAGCGCACAATATTGCTGTGGGTTGCGCGGCTTCATAATTCCCGTATAAGCATTTCCAATTTCCGGAAAGAATACTTTTTCGATAGTACCATTATGATTACAGTAGTAATCTATTGCCTTACCTTTATCATCTTCAATAATAAGGTATTCATTATTCTTTAATCCAAAAGGTAATTTCTTTGTTGAATAAAAATCGCTTAACTGATTTTCATCCAGATATAGTTGCCTATATCCTGTATATTCCATAAATTCCTCCATTAAAGGATATCGTCTATATTTTCAACAATATCAGTTATGATGTGTTTTTCCTTGGCTTCATCCAAGTAGATATACCAATCATGAGAAATCTTATTGCGGACTTCCTCCTCGGTATAATCCGTATTCTCAATATAGAATACTGTTAGCTTTTCTACGGAATGTTTGTAGTCCTCCATAGCAGCCTGAACTGCATCATAACTACCGCTCATATTAGTGCAAGAGCCTTGATGAAAAATAAAGTATGTATTTGGTAGTGCAAAACGCTTTGAACAACTTAAATAAATAAGTGAAGCCGCGGATGCTACCATACCCATACCGACTCCCCAAATCGGAGTTTTAGAAAGACGAATTGTAGATACAATCGCTTCCTCAATTTCCAAGTCGCCGCCAGGGCTTAAGAAATAAATTTTAATTGGTTTTCTTTCTTCAACGGGTATATTTTTATCTTCTCTGTTCCAATAAATAATTTTTGAAATAATATCAAGATATTCACTATTTACTTCGCTATCGAGCCAAATTATACGATTTGCAAAATCATTATAGTACTGTAAGAGCGAAGGATCGGGTAATGCAA